CGCGAGCCTCGGTATCCTTCCAGCGAACCTGCGCGGCCGGGTCGGTCTCTAGGCCGCCGATGTCTGCGGCCAGCGCCAGCGTCTGCTCCCACGCCTCGCCGAACATCGTCTCGCGCTCAGTAATCTTGCGCTGTTCCGACTGCTCTGCTGCGGCCAATGCCTCAGCCGATAGGTTGACGAGTTCGCCGCGGAGGGCGTGGGCCGGCGTCTGCGAGATGGCGGCGAGGTTGCGCAGCGAATCGCGGCGCGACTCGATGTAGCCGGAAAGGTCTGCGGCCGCGAACTCGCCGAGCTTCGTGTCCGGGTCCTCGAATGTGAGGACTTTGTTCGCGGCGACCTGCACCTTTTCGTCCGGTGTGTCGGCCATCCATCCGGCAATCCACTTCTGGGGAAATGCGCCGTAGTGCTGGACGACGAGGAGGCCGAATGTCGTCAAATTGATTTGATCCTGGATGGTGATTAGGTCGTCGGACTCGGCTGTGATCTCGTCGTCGAGGTCGGACTTGCTGAGGAATCGGATGACGGGGACGTGGCCGACGCCGTGTACTTCCGACGAGACGAACTCGACGGAGTCGCCAGAATCGGCGCTCATGTAGTACACATTCTTGTCATCGAAGAGGCGATACAGGGTGTGGCCGCTCACGGCTGAGCGCCGCTTCTCAAGCGCCCACATCGGCCAGTCGTCGTCCTCGCCGTAGACGGCTGTCATGTTTCGCGGCGAGATGCCACGGATGACCGCCACCGGGTCGCCCGGCAGGACTGTGGTGTAGGCGACCCCGTAGCTCAGGGCGGCGCGGTGTACGCCGAGTTGGCGCGCGTCGAGCTGGTTGCGCTGCCAGATGTCCCAAGCGGGCGCCTCGTCTGCGGTCTTCGGGGCACGGTAGCCATCGACGTACATGGACTGCGCCATGGAGTCGATGACGAGGCCGAGGACGTTGACCCGCGACATATTGGCGATGGCGCGCACCTCCAGCGGGGCGGCGGCGGGCAGCCACAGAAACGCCTGGCTCCCGTGTATGTACTGGTACAATCTCTCGAGGCGATCCTGCTCGGCCGCGCGCCACTGGAGCATGCGCTTCGTCTGGTCGACTGCTTGCGTTTGGTTGAGAGCCACGATCCTCCTCTAAAAGAACGCTGCCTTTTGTCGCTTGCGTCGTTGTTTGCGCTCCGGCAAAGACAGGTACGCGCGCCGGGCCATTCTGGCGAGCATCAGGGCGATGAGGGCGTCTATCTTCCGCTTCGACTCCCTACTCTCTTTCGCCACGCCCACGCCCCAGGCGTTGGGGCGCCGTCTCGCATTGTGGGCATGTTGCCGCAAGCGTGCGTCGCCGTCGTGACGGAATACCTTCTCGGTGATCTCGTTGTGCGTGAACTCTGAGCCCTCGATGGTGAAGAGCTTTTTGGTGGCTCTCATATCGAAAGCGATGCGGTGTTTCATGGTCGCCGCGGCGCAAAGGTCGCGCCCCAAGTCTCTCTCCCATGCGTCCACGTAGGATTCGAACGGGTGCAGGTCGCTGAAGAATGCGACCACGTCATAGTGGCCGAATGCCTGCCGGACCGCGCCGTCGATGGCCTCGCGTGGAGCCTCGTTGCCGGTCTTCGCCGGGTCCCAAACGCCGAGCGTGAAGGTGTAGCCGTCCGATATCCGGCAGCCGATAAGCGCCGAGTGGTCATCGGTGAGGCTGCCGTCGAAGCCCAAGGAGATGAGGTCGCCCTCATCGACCTTCTCGGTCTTGTCCGCGAGCACGTCCCATTCCTGGGGCGAGCACCATGCGTCTTCGGTGGCCACGATCTGGTTGTAGTAGTAGCGTCGAGACTGTGACGGCGAGTTCCGCGGGTCGAGAATCTCGGCCACCAAGCGTTCAATATCGAGCCAGTCCGAGTCGCCCCGCACGGCCCTGATGACGGCCGGCGCATCTTCGGCACATAGCTTGGCCTCTGGCGGAGCCTCGAGCGAGTCGTATAGCAAGCCGGTGTCGACCACTCGGCCGGCCTGCACGTTCTCCCACGCCTCCCGGGCTAGTTGCGCCACCGACTCTTCGCCCGGTTCGTAGGCGTTCGTGATCGCTAGCGACCGCGACTGCCCCTCGACGGCCTTGGCGAGGTTGCGCGCGATGACGCGGTCCATCGCATGGCCTTCATTGTTGGTCAGCCAGTGCTGAGTCTCGTTCTTGAGCACGAAGGTCGACCGAGCGCCCTCAAGTGCGCGCGGCGAGCTGGTCACCGCTTCGATACGCCGCCGGCCGCGGTCGGCATAGATAATCTCTTTGCCGATGTCGATTCCGTATTCCGCGATGGCTTCCCTTGAGAAGAGCCACGGGAAGATCGTCATCGTCGTGCGCGTCTGGTCCTTGGACACGGCCGCCGTCTGCACCCAGGCTAGCGGCTGAGGCTTGCCGACTGGCTGCGGATATCCCCAGTCGTCCTCTTCGTCAACGCCGTCCGGGTCGTATCGGCACGGGCCAAGGAACTCGATTGCGCAAAGCACGGCCCCGATAGGGTCCTTGCCGTGGCCTTTCAGCCGCTGGAAAACACCGTCGCGGTAGACAAAGCGGCCACGTTCATCGACCGCGTACCACCACTTGACGAAGCGCGCCTGCTCCTTGGTGCATACCCAATGCCCGCCGGTCGGCAGGCGCAGCCACCTGTACGCCCACTTCAGAGCGGCCCATCCTATTGACCGCTCAGGATGCGCATACTCGCTCCGATGATTTGCGTCGGTCCGCCAAGTCGGCCCGACGCAGACCGGCTCAACCCTGGTGGGCGCGTCGGTAGGCATCCATCGCCGTCACTTCAGCGGGGCCGCCCGCGGGAATGCGCTCGATCTCCATCCGCACTCGGCGCCGGTCGCCCTCAGTGGCGAGCAACGAGGCGAGCAGTGAATTGAGGCTGGCCACGAGTTGTGCGGACGGCCGTTCGTAGCTGAGCAACTTCGACATGAGGTCGGCCGCATACTTGGCGGTCATCCAGTCAGACGGCTCGTAGAACTTCGACTGGCCGGAATCCTTCAGCGACAGGTACCATTCTCTCGCGATTGCATGCCAGCCCTTCGACGCGGCAGGGATGCGGACCCTGCCCGCCGTCTTGACCGTGTCGGTCGGAACCTCTGCCTTGTTCTGCCTGCGGCGCTCTGAGTCTCTCTTAGGTACTGGGCCTCTGACGCCCATGTCGGGCCTCCCAATGGAAAGGGCGCCATGTCGGCGCCCTGTTGATAGTCGGACTTGTAAACCCGTACACGTTTGGAGGTGCTATGCTCCCCGCGGCGCGCTCTTTGCGCGCTTGCCTCGCCCCCCACCCCTGCTATTGCGCCTGGAGGCGTTACATGGTACAATCTAGTTATGAGCCCTTCACGTGTCTGTACCCAGTGTCGTCAGCCGCTCTCGCCGTGGGCGAGGGCTGACTCTCTGTACTGCTCGACGCGCTGCCGCGTGGCTGCTCACCGTGGACGACACGCGAGTGATGACCCTGTGCCGGCGGCGCTGCGCAACCGTGATCGCTGGCTCAGGCATCGGGCGAAGCGGCCTATCACTGTGGACGGACGCAGCGCCAGCTCGACCGACGCGCGCACCTGGACGACGCACGAGCAGGCGCTGGCTAGCAGGGTGGGCGACGGCATCGGCTTCGTCCTGCACGGTGACGGCATCATCTGCGTCGACATCGACAACTGCGTGAGTGGCACTCATGTGGCGTCGTGGGCAGCGTCCATGCTGGCCGCCCTGCCCCCGACCTACATAGAACGCTCGCCCAGCGGTCGGGGCCTGCATGTCTGGGGCACTGGTCACCTGAGTGCAGGCCGAGTCGTCAAGGTCGACGGCGGAAAGGTCGAGGTCTACGGCAGCGGGCGGTACATGACGGTGACGGGTCAGAGATTCGCGGGCGCACCTTCCTTGCTCGCAGACCTGTCCGCGACCATCGCTCAGATCACGAACCACTAAGGTCTCCCGGATGCTTCTCCTCTGCCCTACGCCTCGGCCGCGCCATGGGATTGGCTGCATTCGCCTCGGCCGCGGTCTTGCGTGCGTGACACGGATGCTCGTGGATAGCGCCGAGGTTCCAGTCCTCTTCGCTGCCATCTCGGGAGGAGGGCACGATGTGGTCAACCGAGCGGGCGCCGGGCTTGCCGCACACATAGCAGACGCCACGATCTCGCCTCAGTATGCGGC